GGCTTAAAACTATCTAGAAAGGGTGATTGAATTGAAAGTTAAAAAATATGATTTTAATCAATGGTTGAAAGCTGCAGGTATTAGAGCAATCAAAACAGTAGCTCAAACTGCTGTAGCGTTAATTGGAACATCTACTGTCATGAATGAAGTCAATTGGGCGATGATCGTTAGTGCAAGTTGTCTATCTGGTGTTGTTTCTATTCTAACAAGCGTTGCAGGGCTTCCAGAGTTGGAAGAAATTGTAGATGAAAGTTAAAGTTAGGAGTGAAATCATATGACAGAAGCAGTTGCAGTTGCTTTGATTTCTGGTCTATGTGTAGCTGTGCCTAGTGTAATCACTACAATGTTTTCAAACAATAAAGCTAATACATTAATGAATTATCGTATTGATGAGCTGACAAAAAAAGTTGAAAAGCACAATAACGTAGTTGAACGTATGGCGCTTCAAGAGCGTGAAACTAAAGCAATATGGAAAAGAATTGATGAAATCAAAGAGGAATTAGAGAAAGAGAGTGAATAGCTCTCTTTTTATTTAAAAAAAGGAGGAAATAGCATATGAGTTATGTTATGAAAGAACATTTAGCGAATAAAGCTAATTATGGTTCAAAAAGAGATTTATCAAAAATTAAATATTTAGTCATTCATTATACAAGTAATGATGGAGATAGTGATGAAGCAAATGGAAAATATTTTGCTAACAACGTAGTTAAAGCTTCTGCCCATTACTTTGTTGATGATGATTCAGTTACACATTCAGTTCCAGATGATTACGTAGCTTATAGTGTGGGTGGTAAGTGTCAATCGGCTCATCATCCAATGTATCAAATCATCACTAACAGTAATTCATTGTCGATTGAAATGTGTGATTCCAATAAAAATGGTGTTGTTGAAATTACCGATAAGACATTAGAAAATGTATATGCATTAGCACGTGCTTTGATGAAAAAATATAACATTGATATTGATCATGTTTATCGTCATTATGATGTAAATGGTAAATTATGTCCTAATTGTAATGGACTTTTAGATGACAATGTTTGGAAAAATTTTAAAAATAATATTGTTAATTCAACTGTTGGAAATCTAGGGACATCTACTGCTACTCCATCTGCTGCTAAAAATGATAACTTAGACAGTATTATTTCAAGAGGTCAACAACATTCAATCAATTTTACAGGTCATTCAATTGCAACTGATGGTGCTTATGGTCCTAAGACTCAAGCAAATATTGCTAGATGCTTCCAAGTTGCAATCAACAAAGATTATGGTGCTAAATTAAAGGTTGATGGTGCTTTTGGTAAAAATAGTAAAGCTGCTTTAGCTCAACATTATGTTAAGCGTAAAGAAACTCAATACCTTGTTACAGCAGTAGAAATTGCATTAATGTGTAGAGGATATGATCCATCTGGTGTTGAATGTCCAGGTAAATTTGGAAGTGGATTAGAAGCTGCAGTAAAACAATTCCAATCAGATAGAGGATTGAAAGTTGATGGAATCGCAGGAAGAAACACTATTTTGAAGCTAATGGGTGTTTAGAATGAAAAAACTAAAGATTATTATCATTGTATTACTTTTATTGATTGTTTGTTTACTTGCCAAAAATACTCAATATCATTCTCAAATTATCGAAAAAGATAGTCAAATTGAAAAATTAAAACAAGAAAATTTGAAATATCAATATCAGATTGAAGAAATGAATGAGCAATGGGGAGTTTACAGTGAATAATTAAGTAGTATAATCAAATGTGTAAAAATTTAATTGTATTATAGCTAATCCATACTTTAGTTAAATAATTCGACGTCAAGAAACAATTGAATATTTTACAAAAAAAAGCCTACTCATTGATTGAGTAGGTTCTTTTTTTATATATTATTTGCTTTTTCAATCGTGTCTTGCATTGCTTTTCTGATTACATCTGATTGTTTGATACCAAGTTTCTTACAAGCTTCTTTGAATTTATCTACAAATTCAGTTTTGTACGATGCTTTTACTTGCTTCATGTTTTCTTTTTGCCATTCTCTCATGTATTTTACTTGATCAAATTTTTTATTTTCCATAATTATTCCTTTCCTAATAAATAAAAGCCTAAAATCATTAATATCATTCCTAAAAACCAATAAGTTTTAAACAATGTAAGGATAATGCCTAAAAATAGAATTATAATTTTTATTTCTTTTTTCATATTATTTGATATAATTTAGATGAAGAAAGAGAGAAGAAGATTATTTCTTCTTTCTCTTCTTTGAACTCTTTTTGCTGACATATTTTGAACCGATGTAACCAACAATTAGAGTTGCTATTGGTTGAGCGAAGTTATTAAAGATTTCGCTCAATTTTTTTAAATCATCTAAATTCATATCCTTACCTCCTCTCTTTACAATATTATTATATCATAATAGTACCATTATGTAAAGAGCGAAGCATAATTTTATATTATTTTTTAATGTGTGGACGACAAATGGACGAACCAGCTATAAAAACACTATAAAATCAATAAGAATTATATAGAGTTATATAGAAATAAATGGCAGTATATAGCGGTTTATAGAAAGATAAAGATTAGAATAAAAACGGTGCTGATTTAGACTAATAATATGTATTTAGCCTGTTGACAAAATAATTTGTTGACAGGCTTTTATTGTATAAGAAGCAATTATTCATTGGACTATCCGTCCATTGAAAGAAGGAAAAAGGAAAGATAAAATAATAAAAAAAGAAATATTTGTGAATTAAATTTGAGACAAAACTGAGACAAATACGAAACAAATTCGAGACGAAATAGAGAAAGACATATGATACAATTTATTTGTAACCAATCTAGATAAGTTACCTCAAATAAAAAAAGAAAGTAGGTAATAATAATTGATCCTAACAAATAACTTAACACCTGATAGTGCCTGTCGTACCTTCTTCAGTAATGATATCTATTTTGCTTCTTTTTCTAATGCCATCTTGTTTGATGGAAAACAAGTCATTCGTCCCGAAAGACTTGTACGTTATGAAAATGATATGTCACTTATTATCGATGATACAAAGAGTGCAGAAGATAAAAAAAGAAGAAGGGACATTGTCGTAAAAACAGATGTTGATGGTGTCTGTTGTCTCTTCAGTATTGAACATCAAAGTACGATCGATAAGAATATGGTGATACGATGTGGCAACTATGAAATGTTGGAGTATTTAAAACAGTTAAAAAACAAAAAGCTTAAAAGATTAGTTCCTCAAGTTATAATTGTTTTTTATACAGGGCCAAAGAAATGGAAAGGACCTTTAACATTAAGTGACTATTTGGATATACCAGAAGAATTAAAAGAATATGTTAATGATTGGAAAATCAAAGTTGTCGATGTCAAAGAAATAGATACCACTATCCAAGAGATGTATAAAGGAAACTATGAAGGATTACATCGAAAATAAAGATGAATAGAGATAACTTTATTTATGCAGCCATCATTACAGGAAGTTTAGATTTAATTAGAGACTTACCAGAAGGA